GCAAGAGCCAGCATAGAGACTTGGTATGGATCAGTAGAGATTACTGGTTGGACTTTACATAACATTTTTCAGCAGTGTTTGGTTCAAAACAAAGAGTTCAGGAAACTTGTAAAATTATTTATCAATGAACTCGATGAAGGCAAAGAGGATTTATACACCTGTAAAAAGTATTAATCACTGACTGTAGGAGGTTCAGATGATATTAGTTCCAACTGAAGCTAATCACAAAAAAGCGTTAGAGATGGCGACCAACAAAGCATTTAACGGCAAGACAATGTTAGATAATGGTTCAGGTCAATATGCTGGCAACTTAGCTGAATTGCTTTTCAAAGACGCTTTAAGTGATCGTTTTTTAGAGCATGAATACACAGCATCTACGAGCTATCATTTCGACTTTAAGATAGGCAGAGCCACTGTTGACCTAAAAGCCAAGCAAAGAACAGTTCAGTGTTTACCGACTTACGATACTCACGTCAACCTGTACCAAAGGGATTACCCTTGTCACTATTATGTTTTTGCTAGTGTTCTTATTCCGAAAGGAGAGAAGCTGGCTACCAATGTTAAGTTTATGGGGTGGTGTAGGAAATCTGATTACTGGGATACCTGTCAGATCAAAAGAAAAGGGCAGAACTCAGATGGCCTTATTGAGCGAGAAGATGGAGGCAAAAAGAAATACAATGAGCTAGAGTCTATTGATTCATTTTTCAACAAGGTTGAGACTCACCTATACCAACAAGCATTCGGGGAATAATATGCTACTAAATACTAAAGAAGATTGGCAGCCAGAAGAAAAAGATGTAATCGCGTGGCAGAGAGTCTTTCCAGCAGTCAACGTACACCAAGAGCTTATGGCTATGGAATCATGGTGCGATGCTAACCCTACAAAGAGAAAGACAAAAAGCGGTATTAAACGCTTTGTCAATCTTTGGTTGACTAAGGCGCAAAATCAGGGCGGCTCACCAATGGCTAAAAAGTCTAGTAAAAATGAAAGCATTAGGGCCAAGTCTATTGATATGCAGATGACTGACATTAGCTGGCTTAACACTGAAGACCAAATTTCGATGAAGCAGTATTATCTTGACAAGTTTGGCTTTTATTATGATGGGGAATTTAAAAATGCGTAGTAAGAATGCAAAAAGGTTAGTCGAGTTTAGGGGCGAGCATCCAAAGCTGGAGGATGGTAAATGCTACACGATTGCTGATCTTGTCAATGTCTGCAACGATATAAACCCTGAGACGATTAAATACAGCACGCTGAAGGGTAGGTTGTACGGCAGCCAATACTGTACGCCTAATCATTTGCAACCGATCTTCTCTTTCGAAAAGAACAGACTCGGATTTGACGCGGCAGCTAGGGAGCGAGTGAAAACTGCAAGCAGGCTGGAGAATAAGTCTGAGCGAATAATGGCTAAATGGTTGCGGGTAAAGCTGTGAGTCAGGGCGATCATGTAAAGGTAAGCAGTAAGCAGGAGCTAGAGAAAAGGCTGCCTCATATCATTAAGCGTATGCAAGACTGGGACTACAGTACGCCTTTGGCAGTCAAGCTAGACCCCTATGAAAACCCAAGAAGCCTAAGTCAAAACGCTATGTCGCATATTTGGTTTAGGGAAATAGCGGAAGGCATGGCAAAAAAAGGCCACGCAGTAGATCACGAAGACCCAGAGTTTGTGTGGAAACTGTATTTAAAAAAGCGATTCTTGGGTGTGCATACCTTTAACAACTTGCCTGACCAGATCAAAAGCACTAGCAAGCTAACAAAAGGTGAATTTGTACACTTTCTTGATAACGTCTATCATTGGGCTACCAAGCAGGGCATTCGGTTATCAATACCCGCAGACAGCGAGTATGCCGAACTACAAGCCCAGCAGGAGGCATAGTGAATAAGATCGATCCACGGGTACTAAAGGAATTTGCAACCACTGAGAGGCATCATCAGATACTAGATGCGGTGATTGAGACAGGGTCAGCCAACAAAGCAAGCAAAAAGATCGGAAGCTCTAGGCGCAATATTGATAAAATGCTTCGCAGGTTAGAGGGGATAGCCGCCAGCAACGGGGTTGCTCCCCATAGGGATTTAGTCCACCAGACCGCAGAAGGGTTCGAAGCAAAGAGAATATCTACCGCTTATAAGGAAGATGGCTCACAAGCCTTGCAGTGGGTTATCCAAGAAAGAGCTAAGGGTTTAAACAAGGATCAGATTGTAGAGGCGATTGAGGGATTTGAGTGGAAGCCAGCCCCAAAGATAAAGGCTGCTAAAGGACACGACTCAGAGCTTTTAACTTTATATACCCTTACAGATTTTCACTTAGGGATGTACAGTTGGCACGCTGAGACTGGCGATGACTGGGATATGTCCATAGCCGAGCATGAGGCATTGTCTGCAATGACCCGCATGGCTGATGGTTCACCTAATAGCGAGCTAGCGATACTTAACCTGCAAGGCGACTTCCTGCACTGGGACGGCCTTTTACCAGTTACCCCTATTTCAAAGCACGTTCTTGATGCCGACACTAGATATGGAAAGCTAATCGAGATGGCTTTGTCTGTGACTATGCAATGCGTTGAAATACTGTTAACCAAGCATAAAGCTGTCAAACTAATAGTATGTGAGGGTAACCATGACGAAAGTGGCTCTGCGTGGCTTAGAAAGGCCGCTAAGGTTATCTATAAAAACAATCCACGGCTAGAGGTAGACGATACCGAGTTCCCGTACTACGCGCACCTTCATGGCGAGATAATGTTGGGCTTCCATCACGGACACAAAAAGAAGATAGGCGCACTGCCTTCTGTGTTTAGCTCTGATGCTCGCTATAGATCAATGTGGGGGCAAGCCAAGTATTGTTACATTCACACGGGCCACTACCATCACCAAGAGCAAGTTACCGCTGAGGCATCGGGAGCGATTGTAGAGAGACACCCGACATTGGCTGGTGCTGATGCCTATGCTGCTAGGGGTGGCTATGTAAGCTGGAGGGCAGCACACGCGATTACCTATCATATTCGCACTGGTGAGCATTCACGAAAGACTGTTGTGCCGAGCTTAAAGGATGAGTAATGTCATTAACTTTCCGTCAAATGGAATTATTGCTACTAAATGCTTTTGTGAGTGTGGTAATAGTCTTGAGTATTGGGTTGGCGATGATGGCAATGCTTACGGTATTTGCTCTCATTGCAACATTGGTATGCCTACAGAAATTGAAGTTGTTGAAAAAGGGGATGAAGAATGAGCGCACTAGACAATCAGGTCGGTGGCGACCATTACAGGAAGAAAGCGATACAGCCTATCGAATATATCATGGCTAATGAGATGGATTTCTGTGAGGGTAATATTGTGAAATACATAACTCGCTGGAAGGATAAGGGGGGGGTAGATTCACTGAGAAAGATTAAGCACTACGTTGATTTCTTGATTGAGAGAGAGATTAATGGCGAAGCGTAAAAAGACTACGGTGGCACAGGAAGTAGACAAGGCAGCCAAGCTCTTACAAAGGCTTGTAAGGCTAAAGGCAAGTGATGACAACGGATACTGCCAGTGCGTTACCTGCGGCAAGATCGATCATTACAAGGCTATGCAGGGCGGCCATTTCATACCTAGAGGCCGAACAGTTTTTAAGCTATTCGAGGAAAACATCCACCCCCAATGCCCTAGTTGTAACCTGTGGGGCATGAAGCAGGCGCACTATGTCCTACGTTACAGACAGTGGATGGCTGATAGCTACGGGGAGCGAAGGGTAAAGGCTATGGAGCGTCTGGCTTGGAGGGCATCACCTAAGTTTGACAGAGAAGAAGTTATCCAGTTTGCGCGTCAACTAAAAGAGCAGATCAAGGAGCAGGAATGGCGCATAGGTGATATATAACCAAAAGTTTTAAGCAGATTCTTTTCATTCCATAATATTATATACAAAAGGGTTTACTTTAGCGGGCAAATGGTATTTAATACAACTACATTCAAAAAACAAAGGTTATTAAAATGGATAAAACAGAATCTCTTTATAAGGATACAGAGTTCGGCAAATGGCTTGAAGCTATGCCTAAAAATGTTCAGTCTAACTACAGTGAGTCGAATGTTGACAACTACGGCACCAGCGTTCGAGTTATTTTTTTCATTGAGGAAGAGGAAGAGTAAATTAACCGCCCCCTACGGGGGGCAATCAAAAAATCAAGGGGAATAATATGTTAGATCGTCACTCAATTACTTACAGCCAACTAAACACTGTTGAAAAAGCTGAGTTAGAAAAACAAGAAAACCGCGCTGGATGGATTGGCGCGGCTATACTCATAATCATGTATTGCGCTGCTAGTACAATGGAATACAACGACTGCATAAATCTGGGGGTGTGCTAATGTCTTACAAGGTATTGAATGACGCTGTTGGCCTTATCCGAGACGAAACCCCAATGTGGGAGGGTAGTTATCAGGAACTGCCAGATAAGACTAAAGACGGACTTATAGCTCTCTGGCTAATTACTCACCCGACTTGGATGGATGACGTATTTCCTCACACGGTTAGCGATAAGCCCTTGCTGGCATTAGAAGCGATATACAGTGAGGACGCTACCTCTAGGATGGCTGCCGCTATGTTCCGCGATGCTGCTGACAGGAACGCTAAAGATGTTGATAATGATGCTTACTTGTCGGAGGCTCTGGACGACTTTGAGGATATACTCGATACACCTGACTTTCTTGAAGAAATTAGACATCAGTTATATATGTATCTTGAGCCAAGCATGGAAGAGCTTGTAATGGACTCGTATCAGGATTTAATTTATTTAGATAGACTTGTAATGGGGAGCCACTAATGGACGTTAAAACGCTAATTAGAGACGCTAACAAGCACGCTGACAAAGCTATTAGGCGATCAAAGGCTGAGATTATGGCCAGAAGGTTCAGGGAGTGGCTAGAGGAACCGCTTGTAGTTTACAGGCTACACCTATTTACCATGACCGCTTTGCTGACCGCTTTTGTTGTTTATGGGGTTATAATTTACTAGCCGAGGGCCTAACATAGTCCTTTCTTGCCAGATTAATGCACTGGTGGCGAAAACGCATAGGCCGAGGTTCCCTTATACCTTTGACTCAGGTTAGCCCACTGAGGGCCGATACGGGCTACTATTTCCAAGACTCGTTAAAAGTCGTTGCGAGTCTTACCCCCACCCCCTCAGACCGATTTGTACTTGGCTGGGGGGTTTTTTTACATATCAATAATGGTATGAGCATTATCTTAAACAAGCATTTCAAATCATAACTGATCGTCTATACAATGCCGCCTTAACTTACCAACAAGGGGGCAAACAGTGATAATTTACATGATAGTTTTTGTAATTCTCTCGCTTGGCGCAGTCGCTGCCGACGACCTTAGCTAGTTTACATTTTCGTAAAAACCATGCACAATGCCGCTAGTTCACTGACATTAGGGGTGTCAAATGGATAGCCTAAACCTAACTAAATCACTTGAAGATTGCTTTGATTGGGAATTAAATGACGAGATAATTCGCTTCGATGCGATTATTGAATCATTAATGACCACTGATGTTCCAAGACATAAGATCAGAGAAGAGCTTATTGACTGGCAAGATGGCGTTGCTAACATGGTCGATGAGCTTTCAGAGTTTGAGCCTTACGAAGGGTTCAGGGAGTTTGCAGCAATGGCAGAAGAGATATTCGGGACGGAGCAATAATGGAGTCTATTGAATGGAAGCAAACAGGGGAACTAATCCCTTATTCTAATAACTCAAGAACGCACAGCGAGAAACAAGTACAGCAAGTCGCTGCCAGTATAAAAGAGTTCGGCTTTACTAACCCAATCCTTATAGACGAGGATAACGGCATTATAGCAGGGCATGGGCGGCTACAAGCTGCACAACTGCTAGGTATGGATAAGGTGCCGACAATTGCCTTAAAGGGCTTTACAGAGGCCCAGAGAAAGGCATATGTTATAGCTGATAATAAATTAGCTTTAAATGCTGACTGGGATTATGAGTTATTAAAAATAGAAGTAGAAAATATAGCGCAAAATATAGATTTATCGTTATTGGGGTTTGATGATCAGGAATTAGCGAACATTATTGATGGATTATCTGAAGATTCTGGCGATTTAAAAGAAGAATCATATTATGAGGTATTTAACATTATTGTTAGCTGTGAAAACGAAGGTCATCAGGAAAGGGTCTATAATGAATTATTAGAGAAGGGGTATTCATGCCAAGTTCAAAGTTTGTAATAGAAAGCAAAATACCATCGTCTTTTAGAGTGGAAAAAGTAAAGGGGCAATTTGATTATGACACATCTGTTGTTCGCAAAGAATTTGATATCAATATTCCTATTGAAGATATGGATTGGAATATAGGGTTAATTGTTGGTGCTTCTGGTTCAGGTAAAACTACAATAGCAAAGAATGTATTTAAAGACTTCGAATTATTTAATGGGTTTGAATGGACTGATAGAACGGTAATAGATGATTTTGCAGAAAATTTATCGCCAAAGCAAATTACTGAAGCATTAAGCAAAGTGGGATTTTCTAGTCCTCCAGACTGGCTGAAGCCATTTAGTGTTTTATCTAATGGTCAAAAAATGAGAGCCGAATTAGCACGAATCATTTTAGAATCGGATAAACCCATTCTTTATGATGAATTTACATCAGTTGTAGATCGTCAAGTTGCCAAAATAGGTAGTGCAGCAATTCAAAAATATATTAGACGAGAAAACAAACAATTTATAGCGGTATCTTGTCATTATGATATTGAGGAATGGTTAGAGCCAAATTGGGTATATGATGCCAATGAAAAACAATTTTATCGGAGGTCACTTAGGCGACCCGATATTGAGGTTAAAATCAGAAAAGCATCAGGAAAAGAATGGGAATTATTTAAAGAGTTTCATTATTTAAGTGCAGATCATCATAATGCTGCGCATAAATATATAGCTGAAATAGGTGGTGAACCTGTAGCATGGTGTAGTTTTTTGCATTTTCCTCATCCAAAAGTAAAGAATTTTAAAAGAATACATAGAATTGTTGTCAAACCTGATTATCAAGGTATAGGTTTAGGTGGTAGATTTATGTCTGAAATGGCTAAACAATATAAAAATAATGGATTTAGAGTTAGATTAGTTACATCAGCACCTAATTTTATACATGGATTACAATCATCTAAAAATTGGATCATGGCTAGAAAGCCAAGTAGAGTATCAGTCGGCAGAACAGCTGCACATGAAAGTATTTCTGGGGTCACGGCAATTAGAAAAAAGGTTTCAGCTGATAGATTAACTGCATCATTTGAATTTGTAGGATAATTATGAAGATAGGTAATCAAGGTGATGGTGGCGGTAGACCTATTATTGAGTTTACGCCAGAGCAAATAACCCAACTTGAAGCATTGGCCGCTGTGCTTACTAAAGGCCAGATCGCTGATTACTTTAGCATTTCCGAAACAACCTTGCGGGCTATAGAGGAAAGACAGCCTGAAGTTTCTGACGCTTATAAAAAAGGCAGGGTTAAACAGTGCGCTAGTATGGGGTCTAACCTTATACAATTAGCCAAAAAGGGTAACGTGGCGGCTAACATCTTTTATCTAAAAACCCAAGCTGGCTGGAAAGAGCAGGAAGCAGAGGTTCAAGAGATACCCCCGATTAATATTATTTTAGACAACAATGCAATTAACCAAACCTCAGACTGAAATATTCATTAGTAATGCTAGGTTTGTTTCTGTCGTGGCTGGCAGACGATTCGGCAAGACGTTCCTATCTACAGGTGCATTGTTAAGGGCAGCAGTATCAGGCAAGAATAAGAATGTTTGGTATGTAGCGCCTACCTACGGGTCTGCCAAAGAGATTGCTTGGCAGATGCTTATCCATACTATCCCGCATGAGTATATATCAAAGACTAACGAAAGCTCACTAACACTGCGTTTAATCAATGGGTCAGTGATTAGCCTCAAAGGAGCCGAGAAGCCAAACAACCTGCGCGGACGAGCTTTGGACTTTGTTGTCCTTGACGAGTTTGCTGATATGCGCCCAGAGGCATGGTATGAGGTTATACGCCCCAGCCTATCTGACAGAAAAGGGGGTGCGCTTTTTATTGGTACGCCTAAAGGCAGGAATCACTTCTATGATCTATGGGCTAGAGGCAAAGATGGCGCAGAGGATTGGGAGTCTTTCCAGTATACGACTCTCGATGGTGGCAACGTACCGCAGGAAGAGATTGACGCTGCCCGTCAAGACCTAGATGAGCGAACCTTTAAGCAAGAGTATGAGGCTGCATTCGTAACCTATGCTGGCCTGATCTACTATGGGTTTAACCGAGAAGAGTCTGTATTGGCGATTGATGACGATAGTGGTACACTCCACATTGGGATGGACTTCAATTTAGACCCAATGTCTGCCGTTATCTGTATTCGTAAAGGCGGGACGCTGATTGCCGTTGACGAGATAGTCATGTACGGGTCTAACACCGATGAAATGGTTGCGGAGATAGTAGACCGCTACCCTAGACGCAATATAATTGTTTATCCAGACCCAGCATCAAGACAGCGGAAAACCTCTGCTGGTGGTCGCACAGATTTGTCGATCTTACAAAACGCAGGATTTAGCGTTAAGGCGAAGAACTCACACGCATTGGTCAGGGATAGAATCAACGCTGTGAATAGTCGTTTACTATCAAGTGATGGTGAACGGCATTTGTACATCAGCCCGAAATGCAAGCAGACGATTAAGTCACTTGAAAGGCAGACATACAAAGAAGGCACAAGCATTCCCAATAAAGAAGATGGCTACGATCATATGAACGATGCCCTCGGCTACTTAGTGGAATACCTGTTCCCAGTTCGCACTGAATACGCCACACCACAACCACAAAGGTGGACTTGATGAGATTGAACGCAGATACAACGCACCCTGATTATGACAAGTACGAAGCACGCTGGGAGTTTTATGTTCGCAGCTATATGGGTGGGCAAGATTACTTTAATGGCGCATACCTCACGCGCTACATATCCGAAACAACAGATGACTATGACCGCAGACTTGATCTGACCCCGTTAGATAACCACTGCAAAAATATAGTCCATATCTACAGCAGCTTTCTCTGGCGCGTGCCGCCTACTAGAGCCTATAACAGCGCAGCCAATAACGTGGCCCTTGATTCTTTCTTAAAAGATGCTGATCTTGATGGCCGCAGCTTTGATGCATTTATGCGCGAAGCTCAGATTTGGTCTAGTGTGTATGGTCATGTATGGCTAATGATGGATAAGCCTAAGTCTACAGCGGGAACAAAAGCAGAAGAGCTAGAGCAAGAAATTAGACCTTATGTAACGATGTTCACTCCTGAGAATGTTCTTGACTGGAACTACGCTCGCACCCCCAGCGGTCGCTTTGAGCTTGACTATCTAAAGGTCAGAGAAAGCGTTATCCGTGTTGATGAGACCACCACAGAGACGTACTACCGCGTTTGGTACAAAGACCGAGTAGAGCAATGGCACTCAGTTAATGACCTAGATAAGATGATTGAAGTGGATGACAACGTACTGGGTCGCATCCCTGCGGTGTTCTTACCTGCGCAAAGATCGATAACCAGAGGCATAGGGCTGAGTGACATATCAGATGCGTCCTATATGCAAAGAGCTATCTATCAGGAGCTATCAGAGATCGAGCAGCTAATCCGTATTTCTAACCACCCGACACTGGTTAAATCATATGGAACAGATGCTAGTGCAGGTGCTGGTGCGATCATTAATCTGCCCGATGATATGGACGCACAGTTAAAACCTTACCAGTTACAGCCTAGCGGTCAGAACCTAGACGCTGTTCGTGCATCGATAACCGATAAGGTGGAGTCAATCAATCGCATGAGTCATATGGGTGCTGTACGCGGGACTGATGCTCAAGTAATGTCTGGCGTGGCTATGCAGACCGAGTTCCAAATGTTGAATGCTAAGTTATCAGAAAAGGCTGACTTGCTGGAGCTTGCCGAAGAGCAGCTTTGGGTGTTGTTCTGTGATTGGCAGGATGTCACGCCAGATGTGGAGATATTCTACCCAGACGCATTTGACCTGCGTGACTACGATAAAGAGCTACTATTCTTGCAGCAGATGCGTTCTACAGGCGTTAAGTCAGTAACCCTAATGCAAGAGATAGATAAGAAGATCAGTGATCTAATCCTAGATGATGAGGCATTAGCCCAGTCGCACGTTGAAATTGAAAGCGGATCGCAAGTATTAGGTCAGTTTGCAGAGCAGGATGTTGCTGAGTAATGCCAGCGGATACGGCTTATTCTGAAGCATTAGAGAAGTTAGTCGATAGCCATCAAGAAAGGCTACAGGCGGCTTTAGTGACGTTAGAAGAGAAGGTTGCTGATCTTATGGCAACTGCGCCTCTACAGGATGGTAATCTGTTCGATTTAGAATGGGCTATATCTGCGCGTAACGAGATTAGGTTGGCAATTGATGAAACGTACCTAGCCACTGTTGATGCGATGATAAGGGACTACAATGGCGTAGCGGCTGAAGCGGCTGTGATGCTAAAGACATACGGGGACTTTACAAAAGCAAGCCCTGCGGTCATTAGCCAACTACAGCGGTTATCCTTTCAAGGATTCGAGGTGATTGCTAATGAGTACCTTGATGTCATAGCGACTGAGGTTTATCAGAATACCCTTACGGGCAGAGCGTTTGCTGATTCGGTAAAGACCATTCGCCATGCGGTAAATGGCGTATACATTCAATCTGACGACTTAGAGGCACAGCGGTTAGTTGATATAGCAAGAACAGGCAATGCGGCAGAGAGTGCAGCCGCAGTTGAAAAGCTACATACCTTATATGCTAGGGATAGGGTTGGTAATAACCTTAGACGCTACAGCACTCAGATGGCTCAGGATAGCTTGATGCAGTTTGATGCTTCTATTAACACCGCTATAGGTAAAGAGTCAGGTGCAACCAAGTGGAAGTATTACGGCACAACGGTTAGAGATACAAGGCCGTTTTGTAGGGAATATGTTAATCAGGTGTTTACCACTGAACAGATAGAGAGAACATGGGCGGGTAGTTGGAAAGGCAAGGCATCTGGCGATCCGTTTATTGTAAGGGGCGGCTATAACTGTCGTCATCATTTTAGACCAATACTAGAGGACTAAATCATGCCAAAAGGTAAAGGTACATACGGTAGTAACGTTGGGCGACCAAAAAAGAAGAAGAAACCAAAAAAGTAAATTTATGCTAGACTAACGATTCACCAATACTCTTTAAGAGGCACGCGACATGAGCGATGAAATCATGGAAACAGAAGCAGAGACTGAAACTGCGGCAGTAGAAACTCAGGAAAGCAAGACCTTTACTCAGGATGAACTAGACCGCATTGTTGCGGATCGTGTTGCTAGAGAGCAGCGCAAGTTCGACAAACGACTATCTGGCGTTGACCTTGATGAAGCTAAAGACCTGTTGGCAAAAAAAGAAGCCGCAGAGTTGGAGCGACAGAAAGAGCGCGGGGAGTTCGATAAAGTCCTGAAGCAAACGGTCGAGAAGAAAGACATGGAGATACAGAGTTACAAAAGCAAGTTGCAACAGACGCTAGTAGATGGAGCGATTCTGGGTGCAGCTTCTAACAGTAATGCTGTTAATCCGACTCAAGTCTCTCAGCTACTAAAAGACCAGACCAGACTGTCAGATGACGGAACGGTCGAGGTGCTAGACGCTAACGGAGTACCGCGATACAATGACAGCGGTGATTTGTTATCAGTCAACGAGAT